GCGTAGCGCCATTCCGGGTCGCTGTAGGGCTTTTCGGGGTCGGGGATGAGGTTGATGCCGTTGTCGGGCTCCACGAGGAGCGCGGCGACCGATTCGATCCATTGCCGGTCGCGGTCGGCGCGTTCGATGTTGCGGAGGATGTAGTCGAAGTTCGAGGTGCCGGCCGCCTGCGCGAGCTTCTTCTGCCTGTCCGGCTGGCCGTCATATCGCGCTATGGCCACGAGCTGGCCGATGGTGAGCTGGCTGAAATCGTCGCGTGATGCTCTGACTTCGGTCTTGATGCTGGCGGCCTTGGCGCGGTCACGCACGTAGTCGCTGCTTCGGCCGAGCCGGTGGGCGACGCTGGCGGTGGTGGCTCCGAGGTCGAGCATGCCCTGGATGGCGTCGGCCTCTTCCAACGCTGTGAGCTGTTCGCGCTGGCAGTTTTCGGTGACCATGGCCTCCAACTGCTGCAACGGGTCGAGGTCAAGCACGAAGCATGGCACGGCTCCGGTTCCGGCCTGCTTGCATGCGGCGAGACGACGATGGCCGGCGATGACACGATAGCGCTCGCCGTTGGGTACGACGCTGAGGGGCGTGAGGAGGCCGTTGGTTTTGATGCTGGCGGCGAGGTCGGTCACGTCGCCGATGTTTTTGCGTGGATTGTCGGGGTGGGGGTCGATCAGGCTCGTGTTGATGAGCTTGATCTGGTTGCTTTGGTAGCTGCTCATTGCTTCTCCTTGCTGGTTTCTTGGTTGTTGAGTTCGTCTGCGCACGCCTGGCATGCCTTCCACCATTCGCTTGGGTTGCCGTTGCGGAGGCTTCCGGTGTGGTCGTATTCGTCCTCGTGTGGATCCATGAGCTGGTGGACGTGTTCGCAGTTCCAGGTGTGCTTGTGGCGTGGTGTTGGCGGGACTGGCTCGGGTGCCCAGGTTTCCCATTGGTCGCGGAGCCATGTGTTGAGCCGTGGGATGTGGCCGCTGCGGATCTGGCCGTCGTTGACGGCGCGCTTGTAGCGGCGGAGCGCGGTCTGGAGTCGGGTGAGTTCGACGGGGTTTCCGGCGATGGCCGCGTACAGGGCTCTGGCTTCGGCTTCGGTCTTGCGGCCTTTCGCGCCGATGGATCCGGGATAGGCTTCGGCGAAATGGTCGAAGCCGGATTCCGGCGTGGCGGGTTGCTTCGGTTTGCCGGCGGGAGGGGTCGGAGAGGGATTATCGGTATCGGTATCGGTTTTATGCCATGTTTTTGCTTGGCTGTCCTCTAGCAACTTGCTAGACGGTTTGCTACCTGTCTCGCTACTGTTTTGCTCTCCGTTTGCTTGGCTGTTTTCCGGCAAGTCGCCAGACGTCTGCTTGGCTTTCTGGTTGGCCGCCTTGCGGCGTCCTCCCTTGCTTCCGGCCTTTCTGCGCGCCTCACGCTGCTCTTCGGTCAGCGTCTTCGGCTCCCTGCAGATGCCTTCGGCGTAGACGGGGCGCCATCCGCCGTCGTGCTCTTCCATAAGCCCGGAGTCGACGAGCTGCTGGAGCTGTTTCGGGGTGCCGCCGGCGTCCTTGAGGTCGAGCTTGTCGAAGTGGCCTGGGTACGCGGCCGGGTCCTTGGCCTGCATCGATACGCCTTTGGAGTGGATGACGCACAGCTTGACCCACAGGCCCACGGTGGCGAGCGGCAGGCGGCGGATGCGCCTGTCGTCGGCCATCTGGTCGTCGATGATGAACCACATATCTCTCTTGCTCCTTCCGTGGTTCAGTCGATCTCGCCGGTGTCCGGATCGACGGTCGCCTCCACGTCGCCGTCGTCCATGTCGAGGCTGCGGCGCAGGTCGTCGATGAGGATCATCTGCCGTGACGTGGATGGCTTCGCGCACATGTTCTCCATGGCCAGTCCCGCGTCAAGGATGCGCTGCGCGAGGTCCGCGCAGTCGTACACTGCTTCGGTGATGGCGTGGATGCCGCCCCACTTGTCGATGTGCTCCTTCTTGGTGTGGGTGTCCATGACGGTGCGGCATGCCTTGAGCACGACGGCCGCGGCCTTGGTGACCTGCTGGGTCTTGCCGATGAGGTCGATGAGCGTGTCGGGCGTGGCCTCCTGCGGGATGAGCGCCTGTTGTTCGCTGGCTTTCATTGCTGCTCCTTAGAAATCCGGTTCCGGATCGGGTTTGCCGAAACCTCCGAATGATGACTGGTCGTCCGACGGCGCGCCCCACGGATCATCGGCAGGTGCGGCCGGTTGCGTGGACTGGGCCGGCTGTTGGCTCCAGCCGCCCGCTCCGGTGTTGACGGTCGGCGTCTGCGCGGCGGGATTGCCGTAGACGGGACCTTGCGGCCGTCGGTCGATGCGGCTGACCTGCGCGGTGGCGTAGCGCAGACTCGGGCCGATCTCGTCAACCTGCAGTTCCATGACGGTTCTGTTGGTGCCGTCCTGTGCCTGGTAGGAATGCTGTTGGAGGCGTCCCTGCGCGATTACGCGCATGCCCTTCGCAAGGCTCTGCGCGCAATGCGAGGCCATGTCACGCCATGCCGAGCAGCGCATGAACAGCGCCGGCCCATCCTCGTACTGGCCGGTCTGCTTGTTATAGACGCGCGCGGTGTTTGCGATGGTGAAGCTGGCGACCTGCGCGCCCTGGCCGGTGGTTCTCAGTTCCGGATCCGCGGTGAGGTTGCCGACGATGGTGATGACGGTCTCGCCGATGGCCATGTCAGGCTCCCTTCACGTATCCGGCCGGTTCCGGGCCGAGCTGGCTTGGATCCTTGGCCTTCCACGCGCATTTCGCGCGCAGGCATCCGGCCTCGCGGTCGATGACGATCTCGCCGAAGCGCGCCGGCGCGACCATGGTGAGGTTCCAGCCACGGTCGCGGTTGAGCGTGGATATGGTTTCATACAGTTCGCCGATCAGTTCAGCGGACGTCATGCCGACGCTGGCGGGTGTGAGCGGCCACTCGAACCACTTCTCGCCTTCCGGCCTGCTTGGTGTTTTGCTTGGCAACGTTTGCCTCCTTTGGATTGATGTCGTGCCGGGACGCGGATTCGAACCGCGCATCCATCCGCCGACGTGACCTCAACACGCCGATCCATGGCGCCCGCATCCTGTCGCGGGCCCCGGCGAAGGCCGGACGGGAGGAGAAGAGAGAAGATGACCCGTCCGGCTGGTTTTAACGTCTTTTCCTTGACGGGTGGGCGGTTCCGGCATGGCCGCGCATGACGAACCACGTCCATGCCGCAATGTGTGCGGAACCGTCCAAGTCCTTCACTGCCGTTGCTCGTCCAGCCATCGCATGAAGCGGGGGTCGGAGCACAGGCGACGCATGATGACGGCCGTCGGGATGAGCACCGCGAACGGCGCGGCGATGAGATGTTCGATCGGGTGCGTGCACGCCGGCGTGCAGTACAGCACCCACATGGCCAGCAACCACACCGCGAAGATCAGCTGGTGCAAGATGATGCGGGCAAGAGCTTTCATCGTTTTGCCTCTGCTTTAGAATCAGTGGAATGGACATCAATGCGATCACCGGCGTCGTTGGCGCCATCACGGGACTGGTTGGCGGTGTCTCCGGATGTGTCGCCTTGTTCCAAACGCATGCTGGAAACAAGCTCGCCAAGGACGCCAACGACTCGGCGGAAGAAGCCAACGGGATCGCCGCCGACTCGAAGGGGATCGCCGAACACGCCAACGACCTTGCCGGCAAAGCGAACGAGATAGCTGCAGACGCGAACGCGATCAGCCAACGGGCGTTGGCAGTCACCGCCGACCAGACGGTTTACAAGTGGAGGGTCGAGTACGATGGAGAAACTTCCACCGTCTTCCTTGTCAACGATTGCGGCAACATCGCACGAGACGTTCATGTGTTCGTCCGCTTTGAAGACCAGACCATTACGCAGGCGCGCGTCGACAAGACAATGCCGTTCTGCGAGATCGCGCTCGAAAGCGAGTTCTTCTCCAAGCAGATAATCAAAGACCAATCCGAGATCGACGCCATCAACTCCAGAAACGGCTTCTTCTTTGCCGACATCGGAACATGCCGCGTCACTGTACACGTCACATACACCACCGAACTGGGCAGCAGACGCAACACTGAGATCGAGCAGTGCCTGACCGACGGCCAAAGGCATTGATTCCATTACAGCTCCTTGTTGATGGTGTCGATGACGATGTCCACGATGTCGGGCACGTCGAGGTCGACGTATCCGACGATGTGACCGAGTGAACGCCTTGCTTCGATGTCGTTCCACCTGTCGGCATAGGCCGGACGGATGGCGTCGCCCTCGTCATCGAATTCCCTGAATATCGCTTCGACGCAGGCTTTGCGGATGTCGTTCATTTGTGCTCCTTTTCTTCCCATGGGTCAGGCCACGGGGTGTCGATACGGCAGTTGTTGTCAGCCATCACGCACCCACCTCTTCCTCGTATTCGGCCGTGCACTGGTACAGGTGTTGCGCGAAATAGGCGATCATCTGCTCCTTCGGATACATGACGATTCGTCCTACCTTCACGAACTTCGGGCCGATGCCCGCGCTACGCCAGTACGCCAGGGTGCCTTCCTTGATGCCGCAGTTGTCCGCGATGTCCTTCGTTGTGTTCATCGGCTTCAACGCCGCCGCCAATGCGGCGAACACCTCTTTGTCATCCATCACGCGCCCGCTCCTTTCATGCGTTGGTAAGCGCCGATTGCTTTTCCGACGTGTTTCGCTTGAGGGCCTTCCTGCCGAGTGGGAGAATGAGCAGACCCGCGCAAAGAAGGGA